ACCAAGACTTATCCTTGTATCTTACAGCAGTATGTTGTTCGTTCTTATAAAGGAGATACTGATTGTAAATTTCTTTTAGATTCCCTTCCATTTTTCTCTGCTACGTACTTTTCAATTAGTTCGGATAGCTGGTCTTGACATGAAATATTGCGAAATAAACATAATAGCTTAAATCGTTTCCATGTGTCTTCATTACAGCGGAACGAACATTGTTTGATTTGATTCATAATTGATAACCTTTCCATGATGTATATTACTAAAAAATAACCATAATAAAAAATGTTTTTAAAAAAACAAGTTTTATTTCTTGTATTTATATATAATATATATATAATATAGCTATAGCCATATAGATATATATAATATATTTTTAATATAAGCTTTATTATAGCTATATATTATTTAGAAGTATAAAATTCAGTTATTCCATCAGTAGAGCCAGTTGTACGTTTACGATAATTAAGTACATTTTGCTTGAATGTTTTATTTTTGTCCATAAATTCGTTAATTTCATGGGCATATTCATAATCTGGCTTATCATAACCATATTTATCTGAACATTCACCGCAATAAGCACTATGTCCTATTATAACTCCACCTTTTTCATTTTCGCCATAAGGGCCATTACAACCATCACAGCAAACTTCTTCACCTATATTAATGCTATTAATTAGAACTGCATCGTCAAAGATACCTTTCATTTGTTTTTCCTTTTTTGTTTATTAAAAAAATTTTTGCCAATGGGGAGGACATAGGGTAACCAACCTATGCCCTCCTTTCCGTAACGGGGATAAATCGCTAAAACCCGTTACTATGCCTCACCCATTGATGTTTTATCCCATTGCATCCTATCTAACACTTTTCTAGCTTCATCATCTATTTCAGGATTAGATTCGCTTTTTCTTATTAGTTGTTTAGCGTATTCTATACCTTCTTTATCATCTCTATCAACTAAATGCATCATTACTCTAGGGTATTCATGCTTCATTCTATCTAGCATTGTACCAACATGGATATTTATAAGCTTCTCCAATATATTTCTTCTTGATTTTGGAAGCTTTTTGTGAAGTCCTACATTAACAGCAATAGAGCTATCTCCACAGATTTCAAAACTAATTCTAAAATCTTTAGGATTGGCTTCTGTTAATTTGCAAATTTCTGTTGAAATTTCAGCTATTTCACCCATTAATACCATTTTCATAGCCATTTCTTCAGGTTTTTTGCATTCTTCATCCCATACTCCTTGCCTTTCAGTAAAGTATTTAACAAGAATATCAAATCGCTCCATTTTATCTTCAATTTGATGATGAATTTCAAACATATCAATAGATATACATAAAGCAATATCCCTTTTGTCTTTTTCAGGCATATCTCTAGTTAAAAAATCATTTTTACCTATAAGAAATTTACCTTTAATAGCATTTGGTCTATCTGGATGATTATTATATGCTTCTGTTACTTCTTTTTTTGTTTTTTTGCTTGCCATGTGCAGCTCCTTTTTGTTATTTAAGTTTTTTACACGCCTCCATAAAGTTTTTTAAATTATAAATATTTGGTATCATTGTTAAATTCCTAAAATTATGAGGAGCTGTATTTCTTTTATGATACAACTTCATTCTATCTAAGCACTCATAATCTTGTTTTTTATTAAAATAATATATTTTATTATTTAAAGTGTTATTAAAAACAACACGCTCTCCATCAAAATCTCCAAAAAATATAATTGTTCTATTTTTAAATAAGCTCCATCTATGAACATTCTTTTTTATATCTTCTATATTTAAAAACTTAACAAATTTTTGTTGTTTATTATCGTAAATATGCACTAATCTTCCATTTGGAGCATCATAAAGCTCTATATCACCATAATTTATACATTCAATAGCTATTTTACTGTATAAATCACTTAATTCTGAGCAAGATGGACTACTATCAAGCATAACAATAATATTTTGTTTTTCTCTTGAATTTCTACATTTATAAATTGATTCTTTATTAATACTTCTCATAGCTAATCTATCTGTATCCCAAAAATCATCACCTTCTGTTACCGCTCCGTAACTATCTTCAGCTATTTTACTTATAGCCCTAGCAAAAGTAGCTCCTAATCTTCTATTTTTTACTCCTTCTAGATTATATTTACCAGCTTTACTAGGAAATTTATTAATTCTACTATAATCTCTAGCACTTCTAAAAGTATCATAATTATATAATTCTTCATCACTTAAAGAATCAAGCATTTTAGATAATTCGCTATCTGAATCATATCTACCTTTTTCAGAATAAATAATATTTTTAGCTAAATTTGAATTATTTTTAAATCTTTTAACAATATCTTTAGGATTGTTATGAAATTTGCTCAGTCCAGGGAGCGTATTGCTCCCCAGACTGTTCGCTTTCGACAAAACTTCAAGATTAACATTACTATTGGCTTCATTTTCCGAGGGTTTTAACTCTACATTGAGCTTTGGAGCTGCGGAGTCCAATTTAGGTAATTTATTTACCTTTTTGCTCGTAGTTGTAAAGTTACGCCAATTAGTCTGTAATGGGTTTATGTGCTTTTTCAAGAGCTTTTATCCTATTTATCTTTCGTTTCATGTCAAGCGATAAAGCATCAGGGTCACTAGACAAATGAACACTATCAAGAAATGCACAAAATATAACGTAATCATATACAATATGAGCATATATTTTATTATTTACAAGAGTGTTTGAATTTCCTCGACTAATAACCCAGCCAGCTTGCCTAAGCTTCTCTCTTATTTCACCATCATGCTTAAAACATTTGTACAAAGGCAAAGTTGGAAACCAATGCAATATATATGACATTATTTGTTTATCAACAACTCCATGAATATGCAATTTCATCATGCCGTGACAATGGTCACTAACTTTATGAACAACCATATCTAAATTACGAGCTGTAATAATAAAACCATCTTGCATTGAATGAACTTTGTGTTTACCAGTATTTTCTGCTATGTCTTCCATAAAGGGTATTTGATTAGTTTCACAACTAGCATCTCCATTTGGAGATTTTAGCCATAAACCTTGACAAAACCCTTGATGTTTTTCAAAAGACTTAAGAACGCTATTCCCAATAAATGGCTGATTATTCATTATTACGCCATTAAGATTAGGTACAGCCATTTGAGAAGATGATTTCATATCCAATTCACGAAGTATTGCATTACTAGATTTATCAATAGTATGTATTCTAGATAGATTTTCATTAGCATTCATTCTGAAAAGAGTATATAAATTGCGATTAGACTTAGTAATTATTTCTAATCCTTTGCCTTCTCTGTATCTTAAGTCAATATTACTGACAGAACCCATATACCTAGCAATAATTTCATTTTTATCTCTTTTGTGAATCATCCATTTAGAATGTAGCATTCTACTCAGTTCTTTTCGCGTAATGTATTTATCTACTATTTTAATTTCACCAACTGCGTCTCTGAAATATCCAGTCCTATCAATATAGGCGATATCAGATGCATCAAAATCGGTAGTTAAAAATGAATAGTTTTCTGTTATTGCTCCCCATTCAGGCATAGCAGCTAGTTCTGGGTCTGAAGAGTCCAAGTTCTCGCTCATAATGAAATTATCAACTCCATTGCGATAAGATTCTTGTTCTTCTTTTGTCATATTGCGACCTGGAATATTTCTACGAAATACTGCTGTAGCATTTTCAGGGATGTATTGTACTTTTTCAAATGAGCTGTCGAATTTCGCTAAATCTCTTAGGTCAGGCATTTCAGGTACATTTGAATCAGTACGTTTGGGTGCAACATCAACACCATAATCATCAGCTTCTATTTTATTAATAGAATCATTGCGTATCTCATTTACTTTTTTCTGTTTAGATAGCATATCATGATTTTCAGGTGTTTTTGTTATATACTGGTAAACCAATGCGTCCCAATCAGCACGACCACCTAGTAATTCTATAGCATCCAATAATTGACGTAATTCTTGTATAGTTGCAGGTTTAGGTAACCTGGCAGCTAGACTTCGAGTGTACAAATCAATCATATGCGGAATATATAAATTACCTTTATGAGTCAAATTAAGAGCAGATATAACATCAGCAGGCTCAATAGGATTAACATGAACCATTGGAAACCTACGAAGTAGAGCTTCATGAAATTCACGCTCATCATTAGCAGTTATAAATACAGTAAGATTGTCCAAATTAGCTTGAACATCACCATTTTCAATACCTGGCAACGACAAACGACCATATTGTAGAAAATCTAAAAAGAATCCATCTACGCTAGGTCTTGTTTTATCCCATTCATCCAGCATCAATAATACTGGTCTTTCTTTTGACTCAACAGCAGCCTGAAATAGTTTGCCATGTCCAACTGTAACTCCTGATTTAGTATCTTCAGAAGGCATAATTTTGACTAGCAAATCTTCTTCCCTAGTGCCTTGAGTGCATTGATGTACAAAAAGCTGGCGTTCCAACACTTTAGCAAGTACCATAGGTAAATAACTTTTACCTGTTCCTGCCATACCATACAAAAAAGCACCACTAACGGGCTTTGTATTAATAGCTGTAACTATTTTATCAGTAAAATCAGGTGAGCAAATATACCCACTATTATTTAAAGCATTATGTAGTTTACTATTATTGCATTGTATGTCGGTTGTTGTTACCGCCATAACGCTTCCTTTTTTTTGTTATTGGCTCGACACCATGTCAAGCACAAATCTTTCCATTAAATTTTTGCCCCTGCGTAAAACATGAATAAAACGCAAGGGCTTTGGCGTACTAATCAGTCATCAAGACTAGATTTACTGCCATAAAGAACTTCTATCATTTTAGCCATCTTCTGTAAGATAGCTATTTGAATTTCAGTATAAGTCACTAGCTTTGTAAACCAAGCTAATTCGCTGTCATTTATATACTCTGTTGATAAACTATTACGAAATGATGTAAAGCTATCTACTAAATCACAGTATGAATCAAGTGCTTTATTTTTATGCTCTTTTTTATTCATTATAGTATCCTTATTAATTGAAATAACATTGTAGCAAAAAACCATATTATCATAAAATAAAATGTATTATCGCTATCTATTATATCTATAAATTTTTCTATTACTCTTTCAAATAAGCTCATGTTTATAATTCCTTTTCGCTATTATTAGTAAGTTTTATATTTAGTATGTTAGCAGAAGCCCTTAGAAGAGCATTTACATAAATTCTTTGGTCATAATTAAGCTCATCAATAAATCCTTCATGCCAGAAATAATCTATAGCTTCAAATACTTCATTTCTTTTTACTTTATTTAATTGCTTTTTATGTTTCTTTTTTAATTTTTCTTTATCTCTATCACACCAAAAGCACATAAAATTTCTTGTACATAAATCTGCATCATGTAATGTGCATTGAATAGATGTTATAGATTTTAAGCCAATAGTAGGTTTATTTATTCCTGTAATTTTAGCAATATGTTGTCTTATTGTATTAGAATGACAATGCTCAAAAAATTCTTTTGGAGTTATATTCTTTATGCAATTCCATTTATAATTGCCAATTTGAGAAGTAAACTTTGATTTGCGAAATGTATCTTTTAAAGGTATATTTATAAGCTCATCTCTCATAGCAATTTCCTCATCTCTATTTTAAAATCTCGCTCTGTTATACTTTGATTATCATAGCTATTAAATACTCTCTTAACTCTTTCTAGCAACCATGCATTCTTTTCTTTCTCGAATGTTACCAGCTTATTAGGATTGTAGCGAGTACTATTTGGAATACCAGCATAATAATCATCAAATTCTAAGTTTTCAGCATGCAACGTAGTTGTAATTCCAGTAACATTATTATGTATCAGCACTGGTATTTTATGTTCGTTGCCTTCTTCATCAGTACACATTAATGTACTCTTAGCAAACATCTCATTTACAAAGCTTCTTTGGTCTTTTGTAGGAATATACTTTACAATAGATTTATCTTTGCAAGTGATAGTTAACTTGTTTTTTCTATCAATAAATATTGTTATCATGTTTTATTTATTAAGTTTTCTATATTGTTTTGTTTTTATTAAATATATTAATTCTTGCAAATCTTTTTTCATTGCAATTATTTCTTTTTCATCATCAAAAAATGAATCAAGAAATTTAATAATATTGTTTATTTTTTTTATATTGTTCATGTTTTTTATATTGTTAGTGTTCTGAGTGTGTGTAACTAAAAAAGGTTGTAAAAAAAGGGAATCAATTAAGACTCCCTTCTTTTACTGTATGTGGAAGTTTACACTATCTTATTTAGTTTGTTCCTTCCCTTCGTGGTCTGTGTATACTGTACCCTTCGATAGTGTTGTTTTCATTTTCATTGTACCATTGACGTTTACGTACTCTCTGAAGAATGGATTCTGTATTTTGTATTGTTTACCACTTTTACCAACAAAACAACCTTGTTTATTACTTTTCTCATTAATGAGATTAATAATATCTTGTTTAGTTTGTTTCATTGTTTCAGAATAGTCTTCACCATTACTTCCTACACTATCAGACTTTGGAGGTCTCTTACCAAATTGTTGTAAGAATGTTACCTTAGTTTTAACCATCTCAAGATTATATTCTTGTGTTTTTGGATTAAAACATTCTAATAAGTGTAGTTTCCAATTATCACCACCAACGTTAACAAGTTCAGTATTGTTTACTGATTGTGTAAACCATTCTGTTGTTGTTATTGTTGTTGGTAGTGTTGGGAGAGTCTTTAACGTAGGTACAACTGTTGTTGTTGTTTTAGTACCTTTCATTAGTTTTAACTCCTTTCTCATACCAAGAATATACTAATAATAGATGAATAAAACAAACAAACAATTATTATTGTTATGATGTTATTGTGTAGGAATGTTAGATGTTTTGAATGTTCGGAGGTAAACTTTATTTATTACCTACCTTTCGAAAATCG